ACTCCAATAACTACTGCTTCTGGTGGTTGGAATAGAAATGCTCAAGGTATTACTTTCAATGTGATTGGAAATAACACCTACACATTAACTGCTGGTGCTGATTATTCTTCTACTGGTGGATATACAGCAACTTTAGGTAATCTAATTACTTCATACAATCTCTTTAAGAATAAGGATGAAGTTCAAGTTGATTATCTAATCATGGGTCCAGGTTTAGGTGAAAAAACACAATCTCAAGCAAAAGCAAATAGACTAATTTCTATTGCTGGAGCAAGAAAAGATTGTATGGCAGTTATTTCACCTCATAGAGCAGACGTTGTAGATGTAACAAATACCGATACACAAACTGATAATGTAATTAAGTTCTTTAGTTCACTATCATCTTCATCTTATGCAGTATTTGATACTGGTTATAAGTACACATATGATAGATTTAACAACAAGTTCCGTTGGATACCAACTAATGGAGACGTTGCTGGATTGATGGTAAGAACAAGTGTTAATTCTTATCCTTGGTTCTCACCTGCTGGACAGCAGAGAGGAATCTTGAATAATGCTATTAAACTTGCTTACAACCCAGACAAAGCACAAAGAGACCAACTTTATCCACTAAGAATTAACTCTATAGTTAATCAACCTGGAACTGGTATTATGCTCTTTGGAGATAAGACTGGTTTAAGTTATGCATCTGCCTTTGATAGAATCAATGTTAGAAGATTATTCCTAACAATTGAGCAAGCACTACAAAAAGCAGCAGAAGCACAACTCTTTGAACTTAATGATCAGGTCACAAGAGCAAACTTTGTTAATATTGTTGAACCATATCTAAGAGATGTGGAAGCAAAGAGAGGACTTTATGGGTTCCTAGTCATTTGTGATGAGACAAATAACACTCCTGATGTGATTGATAACAATGAATTCAGAGCAGACATCTTCCTGAAGCCTGCCAAGTCAATCAACTATGTTACTCTTACATTTGTTGCCACCAGAACTGGTGTTAGCTTTGAAGAAGTAGCAGGTCGAGTTTAACTTATTA